ATATAGTGCTAAAGTATTAGCAGTAATGTTAACGCCAAGAGTGGAGTTAGCAGTAATTTGAACGTTTGAACTGTTAGCAACAAGAGCACCACCAGTACCATATGGAATCAAGTATGCTTGTAATGTACCAGTTCTGGTATTAGCAGAAGTATCAATTGTTGTTGAAGTATTAGGATTGGCATTTGATACGAAGATTTTAAATACTGGATTGGTATTTGTTGAACTTGCTGCAATACGAGCAATACCTGAATACCAAATAGCTGTAGAGTTACCTGCTGGTGAATAGAAACCAGTATCAACAACGTCAGTTGTGGTGTTGTTATCACCAAGTTCAATGATATTATCATTAACAATTAATGTTGAAGTATTAACAGAAACAACTGAACCAGAAACAACAAGGTTTCCAGAGATAACAGCGTCAGCAACCTTTAGGAATGCTGAAGTGGCATCAATATTAGCACCAGTAAATGTTACCTTAGTAGAGTTGGCAATAAATGCTGTACCAACGCTAATTGTAGAACCATTAACAACACCAGTATATAAACCAGTAGTATTTGCTGTTAATCCAACCCCTGCAGTTGTATCATCAATTGTTAAAGTAGTAGCAGTAATAGTAGCATTAATAGTATTATTACCAACAAAAACAGCAGTTGAGTTAGCAACTAAACCACCAGCACCAGTTCCAGTAGCACCAGCATTATATGATGTAGCGTTAACAAGACCAGTTACATAAGCACCAGTTGAGTTAACTATTAAACCATTAGCATTTAATGTTGTAGAATTAGCAACAAACGTTGAACCAACGCTAATTGTAGCGCCATTAACATTACCAGTAGTGAATACGCCTGAAGAGTTAGAAACAACAGATGTACCAACACTTAAAACAGCAGCATTAACTGTACCAGTGGCAGTCCATAGACCAGTTGAGTTGGCAACTAATGAAGTTCCTACAGTATGGCTTGCTGCGTTAACAGTAGTAGCATTAACTGTAGTTGTATATACGTTATTACCAACAAAAAGAGTATTAGAAACTTTATCAAAGGTAAATCCAGCAACACCGTTGGCTACACCAGAATCATTGAATTGAACTTGTGTATTCGCACCAGAAGTTCCAGTTCCCCAATAAACATTTGATCCAGGACCTGCAGAAAGTAAAACCTGACCTGCAGTACCAGTTTGACCATTAGCAAAAACAATAGTTGGAACAAGATTAGCAACAATAACCTTATCAATACCAGAAGTGGCATTGACAACCATTGCTTGGTTAGCTGTTAGAGTACCAGGATTTCTCTGACCGCCAATTGCTTCAACACCAGATCCATCTGGCAAACCAATCCATAGTGTATGTGAGTTTTGAGTATATGCTAATTCACCGTTTGACAGACCAGTTACGGTAGCATTGGCTGTAGATCTTTTGATCTGAATCTTATTATTGGCCATTTTAGATGGTTCTCCTGATTATTTTTAATTATTTAGTAAAAAGGTGTCCTTAAAAAATTCCCCCGTCAAGGTTCCCATCAATCTCAGTAAATTCAACATGTTTTACAATATATGTATTAGTGGGCTGATCATAAATTAAAGTTGCCCCGTCAGTTCTTTGTGACAGATTTACGTCTGTCATTTGATCAATAGTATGTGCACCAGATCCAGACATAATTGTTGGTACATTTTTAAGTGTAACAGGCACAGTAGTATCAATGACTCCACCAGTTCCATGAGTGGAAACATTAACTGTTCTTTTTCTTGATACTACTACATTTACCATTTTACGTTAGCGGTGCTGAGTTAGGAAATATATTTGTATTTGGTGCTGGATATGTTTTTGCAGTAGCAGAAGGAGTTACAGTAATAATTCCCTCAACAACTCTTGAAACTGCTCCAGAACCTGCTTCTGTGATATCAACATCATAGACATATCTTCCTGGTGTCATATTTGTTGTAGTATTTGAAGATAAACTTAAAGTTATAATACCAGCAGTGGAATTTATTGAAGTATTAAATGCAATAAAATTTGATGAAGTATACCATTTTTTAATTAAAGAATTTGCAGTGTATCCAGACAAGTTTAATGGATCACCATTATCATCAGTAAGGTTTAAATCTGTTGAATATGTAGTTCCTTGATCAATGACAAGGTGAGTCTTTGATGACATTAAATTACGGTCCTTACGTAATTGACTATACTATTAGTAACATTAACATTTGCAGAAAAATATAGTATAACGTGAGTGGTATTTGTTGCCGTTGTGAATACACCAACTTTAGTATTTGTTGTGATAGCACCATATTCAGTCATCATGGCATTAGAACCATCGTGAACTGTTAAAATTTTAGAAAGATAATGACTATTACTTGCATTATTTGAAGTATCTTTAACACTTAAAAGATATTCTGCGCCCATATAAAGATTCATTGGATAGGCATCAATAGCATCAGGAACATCTGAATTATTAAGAACTACTTGACCATTAGAAACAGAAACATAAGTCCATGAACCATTGGCAGCAAGATGAAAATTATTTGCTCTTTGATCAACTGTTGGAACACCAATTGAAACATTAGAAACTGTATTGGAAATAGTTAAAGAAGGAGTTGATGATATATAAACATTAACTGTTGAATTACCAATACTAATGGCATTGGCGGTAAATTTACCTGTAATTGCTGCATTCCCAACTGCCGCTGCAGATACTTGAGAAGTATTTGATAAAGGATTATCAGTAGTTACTGCACATTTTGATGCAATTTCGGCAAGTTCATTTGTTCTGTTACGCCAAAAATCAAATGTTGAAGATAAAACTGTGGACTGTACATTAGGTGAAATCATTTATTATTTTCTCTTAGTAAAGATTGTAACATAATTTTTATTTCTGTTAGATCATTTTCAACACGATTTAGTCTTTCTGTGTCTTTATTCTTTGATTCCATAAATGCTTTTTGCTTTTTATATGATTCTAGCTGTCTGTTATCAATATTGAGAACAGCGCCTGAATTTGAGTCTTTGACTAAACCGTGAACATCTGTTTTAATATACATTAAAAATCTCCAAGTTTATACTATTTATATTACTACATCTGAAGAGCCAGAGTACGTAAGCTATCTAAAATAGGAACTCTGGAAGAATCGTCTGATTGTAGAACAATTTTAATTTGGAATCTCAAAAATTTAGAATATAGATTAAGATTACTATTTAAATATGTAATACCATTTGGTGAAATCAAATAAGCAGTATTTCCTGTGGTTGTTGATGACCATGGGGTTCCAACTGATAAGAATGTATCATTAGCAATTGATACAACAACTTGTTCATCGTTATTGATAGAAATTGTTTCTCCTGCCATCAACTCAGTTGTGAACTTAGTTGAAGAACCAATGATAGAATTATTTGTTATTGACGTTGAAACTGTTCCTGTTAACTGAATTGATGTATTTGTTGATAACCAAGCAGTCGTTGGAGGAACGGCCAAGAAATATTGAGTTCCTGATGTATAATTACCATTAAATGCATGATCAAGAGTTAGATGGGTATCATCAGTTATTGAAATAACTTGTCTTGTTGTTTCTTGGAATGATGAGTTTGCCTTTACGTTAATAAACCATCCTGGTTGTAATTCTGTCGTAAATGCAGTTCCAGTTCCAACCACAGATGTTCCAGTAACACTATTAGCTGCAATAGTTCCAGAAACTGGAATCATTCCATATGCCTGACCAACAGTAAATGTGAAATCATTAAAGATACCAGGAGAACTTGGGTCACTAAAGAAATTTGAATTTTGGTTGATTAATGGAGTCCAAGTTTTGGCTGACATGGAATCTGTATCATCGCCATTCAAGAATTTAACATATACTTTAATGTCTGAACTTGGTGGTCTCCATGCAGATATTAATACTTGAATATCTTGAGCATCCTGACCAGGAGCAAGAGTAATTACTTCTGAAATATATGCAGATTTTGCATTACCATTTATTAATTCTTGATAATTAAATGATACAGGATCTACACGATTACCAATAACTAGTTCTTGATATCTTATAGTATCAACCAACGGAGAGATGTAATCAGAATCTGATGTGAAGCTTGATCTAATAGTCATAGATTTTTCACTACTTCCATTATTAACTTCATTTGTTTTACTTGCAACAATTCTTTCTTGGTCCAAGAACTCTGCAGTTGCGCCAACAGTAATAGGATATTCTGTTGAATCCATTACATAGGTATTACTAATTCCTTTATATTTAAATGAAAGAGTTGTTCCTGAAGGAGTAATTGTCGCAAATTGTGGTACAAACGCATCAAGAACAGCATTATAAAGACCAGAAGTATTAGCATAAGCAACAAGAGTTGTGTTATTAGGACCTGGACTTGTTGCTGCAGTAGTATTAGCAAATCTATGAACCTGTACAAAAGAATTGGTTCTAAAGTTACCAGTTGAATCATTAATATAAAAAATACTTTTAATGCTATCATAATAATTAATAATACCAGTAACTGATTGGTTTGCTTTTACAGTATTAAGATAATGAACTTCACCAGCAGAAGTAACTGATCCAGTAATATCTACATTACTTCCGCTTACTGTTGTTGAAAGTGCAACAGAAGAAGAATTGACAAAGCTAACGTAATAATAAGTATTTGCTGTTAGACCAGAAATTGCAGTATTTCCAGTTGGTACATTATAAAATACTCTATCATTGACTGAAATATAAGTATTTGCAGATCCAATATATAAAATATTTAATGAATTGCTATATCCGGCTGTGTTTGCAATGACATTAAAATTATGATTATCGCAGAAATATAAATGATCTCCAGGTATAATACCAGCAGTTGTATTAACGTATGCTACATTATAAACTTCAACGTAATCTGTATTAGAATTGTTGAAAATAGCTTGACCAGTTAATGTATTTGATGAATTTGGTAAGAAACTTGCTCTTCTTAGATCAAACTTGATATACTCAGTGGGTAATGTTGTCCACTGATTCATAGTTGCACCTTCAAAAGCAGTTCCAACTACTGGCTGACTGTAAACTTGTGCACCTGTTGTGATATCTGTTTTTCCAAGTTCAGCACTAAAAACATAAAAATCTGGATCGTTATTATCTGGTTTTACAATAAATGCATATTCTTTACCATTTGACATAAACACAGGTGATTCAAATACGAATGTAGTTGGTACAGAAGCATTATCACTGACAAAAATTTCAGAATTATTTAAATGAGTAGTTGAGAATGGAAGAATGTTACTGCCATCTGGATATCCATTATTAATTTCACAAAGATAAACTGTTATACCATGAGTAGTATCTGTTGATTTTTGTTTAAAGAAAATATCTAATGAAGTTGCATAAATTCCTGGTTCATTGTTATAAGTATTGATTGTTAGTCCTTGAGCGATTGGTTCATAGTAGACAGTAACATTAAGAATTGTCTGTAAAGCATCAGTACGAGTTGCAGTTACAGTTGTATTTGTTGTTGTTACTTGTTTTTGAATTGGTTGGTATGAGAAAGTTGGATTTACTGATGTCAAAGTTACTGTTTGTTTTGTCACAGATAAATTAGAAGCAACAAAAGAAGCAGAAGAAGTTGTTGTATATGCATCACTTCCTTGTGCTAGATTGGTAACGTCAGCAATCTGCATAACTCTTTCGCCAGTTCTAAAGGTAGCTTCTGGAATCTGAAATTGTCCAGCAACAATACCATTAGCGTCAGAATATATTGCAGTTCCCCAATTACCATTTTTTGGAATTGATTTATAATCAGAAGTATTAGAAACTGTTGTCTGATAATTACCAGATACATCATTTACGGCAGGAGCACAATACTGATCAACTAAAACAGAATCAAAGAAAATATGCATTCTTTGGTTTGGACGCATATTATATGCAATAAAAGAAATAATTCTTGAAGCAATATATGGTTGAAGAGCTACATCAGTAACAAAATTACCTACTGTTTGTGTGCTTGACTGTGAACCAACTACAAGCTGATTACCAGTAGACGTAATTGTGGATGTAGATGTTGCATAGTCTGTAATAGTTCCGGCCAAAATACTCTCCGTTTAAATAGAATTAATTTTTTGCTTCTATCATATTTATACCTAGCATACCATAATTAATTGCCAAGTATCCATTGTCCATTTTAACAACTGCTTCTGGAATAATCTTTTCAACTTCTTGTGCCATAAGACCAATATATGTCTTATCACTCCATAGATATTTAAAGCTATAAAGATTGATTCCTTCAACAAGATTAGTTAAGAACTTGATCTGTTTCTTCAACCTGATATCAGATGTCCATAGAATATTTAATGTACCAATAGTAGCATTTGATGGATCATAACCAGCTCTTGCAAGATAAGTCCAAATATTAGCTCTGATAGCACCCGCAGTTGTACCACCAGCAACGTAACCAAGATCAATAGTAACTTTATCTTGTGTAAGGATAGTACTAACAGTGGTAGATGTTGCAACTGACCAATCATTATAAATTTGTCCCATTGGTCCAGCAGCAAAGTCTTTCCATGCAGCACTATTATCAATAACAATATTTAATGAACCAGTATTAATAGTGTCTTGATGATTGTCATATGAAGGAACAATAACTAGAGTTCCATTCCATGCAAAAGCAACGTGAGCAGCATTTCTATATTTAGTTGCATATGGCTGAACCATTAAAGGAGTTTCAGCATAAGGTAATGTCAATACTCTACCTGTTTTTTGAATATTGTTTGTGCTATCAACATAATATGTAACTGTTTTTGTCGGTGATAACACTTCAGATACTGATGACAAACTTGAAACATTAAATTCAATGTCAACAACAGTTCTATCAATTGATGGTCTTGCAACACCTTTTGTTCTATCAATAGCAATATTATATTCAGGATTAGATACATCCCCCAAAGAATGATCATTGAATGGATCAACGAAAATACCATTTTTAAATCTAGTTAGACCATTGGCATCTGTGATGTTCAATGATGATGTATTTTGTTCTAATAAAGAAAGTGTTGCATAATATTCAAGATTGGTAATTCTTTGTTCAAGAGTACCAATATCTTTCATTGTATAGCGACGATTTGTCACTAAGCTACTTGTGATAGATAATGAAGTATCTCTAATTAGAGTTTTTGAAGATCTATTTGTGCCTAATAATGAATTAGTCTGATCAGATGAAAGTGATGGATATGCAGGAACGTTTAGAACTGACACTGCCATCGCATTTTCTGGAAATAAAGGTGTCTGAGGATTAGCTGAAGATAATCCTTCTTTAACCTTCAATACATTATCAGAAGTCACATAGATAAGATCTTTTCTTGGTAGAAAATATGTATAGTTTGCTTCAAAGTTTTGAGTATAAGCTGGAACATGTAATTGTGATCCAGGAACATTAAATGTAAGAGTATTTAAAGGATTTGTGTTTGCATAAGAGATTGCAATTGATACAGAAAGAGTATTAGAGAAATCAACAACACCAGTATTATTTGCAGTTATATTTGCTACTGGTCTGAAATCAATATAATCTCTTAATGGTAGTTTGTTTCCAGATTCATCAATATATAATGGAATATCTTTTGTCTGAATTGCATTTGTGTTAGATGTGTTAACATCATCAATAGGATATGATTCAACCGTATAGAAACCGCTTCCTGAAGCAGTATTAGGAGCAAAATAATCCAACTGGACTAATAGATAAGGATTTGAAGTAGAACCATATCCAGGAGCAGAATATAGATATCCCAAATCATAATGAGTGTCTTTTTGACCAGAATCAAAAACAAATTGACTTGTAACATCAATACCTGAAGTTGTATATGATCCATCAGAAGATGCATAAATCTTTTTAATCTGATGGATATCACTAAATCCTAAACACCAAGGACCATTAGGATTGGTTGTGGTATTAATTTTAACAAATCTATCTTTGTAGATAGTTTTCTTTGCTGGTACTACCTGAGTTCTTTTAACATCATATATAACATCAACTGTTAAAGTTGATGAAGGAACCTGATTTGATACAATTGTAAATGAAGTTGTATTTGTGACATTTACATATGATGATGGTGAACTTTGTTGATATTGTGCAATAGGTATAATTTTACCTTTTATATATGATTTATAATATGTTTGACCTGACAAGGTGCTTGGCCAAGAAGAATCAACTGTTAATAATGAATTGTTGGCAATAGAAGTAACTGTTCTAATATTTGAACCTACTTTAATCGTATCACCAATAAACAATTGTGATGTGAATGTTGTGGAAGTATCACCAGTAACAGCCGTATTAGTGCTTGAGATACCAATAGTACCAGATAATGCATTACTGTCAACATTTGCCGCAGCAACTAGAGTGAATGTTGTTGCATCAGAATCATTGAGAATACCAGAACCATAAGGAAGTTCATCAACACCACCAGTTGCAGAAACTGGAATTGTTACAACAACATTACCAGACGTGTTCATGCTTTGGCTAGTTGATATTGTTCTAAAAACATAATTTGTATAATTTTGGTTATAAGCATCTTTTAGATTTTTTAAACCAGTTATACCAAAACCAAACAACTGTTTTTTGTTATTGGAATTCAAAATTCCGTTAGAATAAACGTCACCAACAGCTTTGTTGTCACCATTATAATAAACAGAAGCAATCTGATTGATATTATAACCAGAATTCAATTGAATATTGAATATGTGTAAAGCATAAAGGGTTGTATTAAGACCAACAACACCACTATTATAAGAAAAACATCTTACTGTTGCAGTACCAATAGCATTTCCTGTTGGAGTAAGAGATGAGTATTTTCTTGTAGATACTGCTTTTTGTGGCGTATCATATAATGTAACAGTCTGAGCGGCAGTAAAATTAAAAGAGCCAGCAACTTCATCTAATAACAAATAATTACCATAACTAAATGTAATTTGCTGAAGAGGATTAACAGCAGTATCAACACCTCTTCTCATATTGATATATGCCATATTTTTAAGTTCTATTCTTGAACCTTGAGCATAACCAATACCTGGACTTACACGACCAAGAACAGTATTCGCATCTAAAGTACCAATAATACTGTCTCCTGGAACTTTAGTAACTGTATCAACAGCAAAAGGATTTACAACGAAGTTACCTGCCTCTTCATATGTTCTTATTGCGATTGCGTCTCCAATTGTAGAATGAAGTGCATTTGCTGAATCTTTGAATACAATAGAACCAAAATTATATGTAGCAATAGGATTGAAAGTGCTATTACCAGATAAGTTAGCTGGATCTACAGCAGTAAGAGTTGGAGTAACTTTTAAACGATGTGCACCAGGAGCGTTTTCATTTGGATATCCAAGAGCATTATCATAAAGCGAAGAATCTTGATATTCTGTTATGATCTGTTCTAGAGCCGTAAATCCAACTAAAGTATTTCCGGCATAAGTTCCAAATGTATTAACAATACCAAAAGTTGGTGTTTCAACTTTAACGAAAGCACCATTGATAAAGATAACACCTGATGATACACTAATACCATGAGCATTACCAGTAGCATTAGTTCCTGCAACATTTGCAAGAGTATAAACATTTGCTACTAATGTTAGGCCGCTGGTATTTGAAGAATATACTTGAATTAGTTCATTATTTGAATATATTGTTGAACCATTGTTACCAGTATTGATATAATTAAGATATATAATATTTGAATTTGGATATTGACCAGCATAACCAACATTCGCATAAAGAATTCTTGCACGTAAATTAGATGTTGCACTTATGGCAATGCAGTTTACCCATTCTCTGGTATCAATAGTATTTGCTTCTGCACTTGTGTCTGCCAAGAAAACATAAGGAACAACAGGAACATCACTAATAGAACATCCTTGAACAATATCACCATTTTTAAATGCCCAATTACCAAATCTTTCAATTTGAGACTGAAATATATTTTGAAGTTGAGTTAACTCACGTGCCTGAACAGCAGTGGTTGGTCTAAACAGAATCTGATGATAATTTTTTGTTTCATCATAATCGTCATAATAGGGGCTAATATTTAAGTTTGTTTGAAATGGCATAGAAGTTCCTACTATATTTGTATTACAAGTTTATAAGATTCTGTCTGAGAATTTGATCTCTGAACATCAGAAAGGGTTTGAATATACAATGGTTCTAAACCTTTTGCATATATGTCACCTCTTGTATTTATAATAAGTTCTGCAGACAAATTTAATTGTGTTTGAGAAACAATCGTCTCTCCATTAGTAAAATGTTTATCACCAGACAAATATAAAACACTTGTATTTGAAAACGCAACAACACCAACTGCACCACTATTTACACCCAAAACTGTATCACCAACAGTAAAAACTGTTTCTGGAGCAGTATTTCCTTGTAAAGTTGTATTAAATGAATTATTTGTCCAAGCATATGTAGTTGGATTTCCAGTATTTGCATCCAAAAGATAAGGATTTTTAATAATTCCTATTTTATTATAAAGAACTTCTGTTGGAATTGTATCCCCTTCATTATTAGCAAAACTAAATGCCATTGATAACCCTTGAACATTTAATTCAGAAACAGGATCATATCCATATCCACCAGGAGGAGAAGTTATGGCATAAATGTTTGCTGCTCTGAAACCAACTGGATTAGTGTCTGAATATCCAGGTTTAATATGAACATTAGCTCTTGATATATTTGATCCAGTTTCAATTACAGTTATTCCATATATACTATTTGAAACAGCATTGATAACTGAAAATGCAATAGGACTAGTATCACCATCAGTATTAAAAACAACTGCAGGTGAAATACTATATTGAGTGATTCCTGGAATAATATTATTTGTATTTGCATAAGAATCTAATTGAATATAATTACCAATCTTGCCAGTAACTGGATTTCTACCTGTAGTGTATCCAGTTATTAATTTTATTTCAGCAGTGCTGTATTGTGGAGTGTAAATATATACCGCACAATTAGTATAAAAATTTTGAATTTGAGATTTTGAATCTTCAATTTGAATTAAATCAGGATATGGTGTTGCTTGAACAATTCCATTTGCATATGTTGTATAATTATTTCCTCCATCAACAACCACAACAACGTCAACACCTGAATACAGTGATGCACTTGTTTTAAGAGTATTATTGGAATAAACAGGTGCATATGTGCTGGCAGTAAATCTATTATAAATGGCATCAGATACTGATGCGACATATCTCCAAATATATCCATCTGATTTTTTAATTGATGTTGTTTGTCTGGTATCTGGAAGAATATAAGAAGGAGAATTGTTTGCATTATCCAAACAAAGATAAATATCATGATCACCAGAAATAACAGAAGAGTCAGCTATAACATAATAATTTAATGAATGTAAATTTGCATTTCTATTATCATATCTATCATAGATATGTCCAGATTGCCATGGTATATTTTTAATAACAGGAATGATATCATTATTAGATAATCTTTTACCAAAAAGCATTTGCCAATCTGGACTAAATTTGGTACTAAATTCATCAGTTGTTAATGAAACATTAGCACCAGAAACAGATACTGGATTTGAACCAAATGCATAGTAAAGAGAATTATTAGTTGATACACTTGTTAGAATATCTTCTACTAGTGAACTTTTATATTTTGATAATAAAACACCCATTTATCAAACACCTAATTTCTGAAGTTTAGTATTTATGTCATTTATTTGTTTTTGTTGATCTTTGATTATTGAAATTAATAATGGAATAACTTGAACATAAGATACTGTTTTTGTTCCATCTTCTCTAAGATGAACAATTTCTGGAAGGATAGTTTCAACTTCCTGTGCAATAAGACCAAAAGACTTAGTATCATCAGATTTCCATTCAAAACTAACAGGATTTAATTTCAAAACAATATCATTTGAATTGGTAATTGTTAAAATGTTTTTCTTTAGAGAAATATCAGATACGTTATCAAAATGTTGTGCAGAAACAGTATTACCAACTGCAAGAGTATTTGAGGTCTTATCCCAAGTTAATGAAGCAGAACCACTAAGTGTATTAGAATCGTTAAACTGAATCTGTGAATTAGCACCACCTGTAGTTGCAGGAGGAGCACCCCAATATGTAGCAGAACCGTTTGATGTTAAAATTTGTCCAGATGAACCAATAGTTCCATTCGCAACAATTCCGGCACTTGATGTGATATAGACATTTGCATTGAAATAAGTGTTACCACTATGAGTGGTATTTCCAACAACAGTAAGCTGTGCTAAATTAGCAGCACCTGTATGTTTCAATACAGAAGAATTAGCAATAAATGATGATCCAACTGTATGTGAAGTAGAATTAACCAATCCACTTACATATGCACCAGTTGAATTTACTACTAAACCATTGGCATTTAATGTGGTAGTATTAGCAACAAATATTGTTCCAATAGTATGTGAAGCAGCATTTACTGTTCCAGTGTAAACACCAGTTGCATTAGAAACAGTTGATGTTCCAACATTAAATGATGTGGCATTTGATAAACCAGTGAAATAACCACCAGTTGAGTTAACTATTAAACCATTAGCATTTAATGTTGTAGTGTTTGCAACAAAAGTTGTTCCAATAGTATATGAAGCAGCATTTATTGTTCCAGTATATACACCAGTTGAGTTTGCAATTGTTGATGTACCAACGTTAAATGATGTAGCATTTGTTAGACCAGTAAAATAACCACCAGTTGAATTTACTACTAAACCACTAGTAGTTAATGTTGTGGAATTTGCAATAAATGATGAACTAACTGTATATGATGCAGCATTTACTGTGGTTGCTAATATATTATTTCCATAAACATTCCAAACAGCAGAAGTATTACCAAGCGTTAGATTGTTGGCTGCTGGAGTTATATTTACGTTTGATTGTAATGAAGAACCAGAAGAATTATAAATTAGATTTGCATATGTTGCAAAAGCAATACCAGAACCATCTGCAGCAGCAGAAGATCCAGAAGTATTTGCAATAACAATAGTTTTTAGTGAGGTTGTAATATTTAATGTGTTAACAGTTGCAACACCAGCTATTGATGCAAAACCACTAACAGTTAAATTACCACTCACAAGTGCTACGTTAGATACTGATAAAGATCCAACGTTAGCTAATCCTGTGGTTGTAAATGAAGAAGCGTTAACAACACCAGCATAATTTGGTAAATATGAAGCAATATTTGCGGTTAAAGTACTGTTCAACTGATATGCAGAAGCAGCAGTCCCACCAAGATTGAATGCATTATTAGCACCAGTTGAATTAGCAACAGGATTACCAGCAATTGCTAATGCAGAAGTATTAATAACTGTATATACAGAAGAATTACCAACTGCAATTGTGGAAGCATTAACAACAGCGCCGCCAGTAACAGACCCATAAGTTCCTACTGTATGTGATGCAGCATTAACAGTTCCGTTTGCAAACACACCAATAGTATTTGCAACAAATATAGAACCAATAGTATGTGATGCAGCATTGATAGTAGATGTTGCATTAACAAAACCAGTAACAGTTGTATTACCAGATGCTAATGTTGATGTTATTGTTGTAGCACCGTCAAGATAAGTTGTTCCATTTACTGATAGCTTGTTTCCTGGAGAATTATTAGCAATACCAACGTTACCGTTAGCATTTACTCTGAAATATTCAGTTGAAGTATTACCAGCATATAATGGACTTCCTGAATTTGACGTGAAATAACCACCCCAAGAAGATACTGAATTACCATAAACAGCATAAGAAGAATTTGATACACCATATACAGCATAACCAGAATTAGAAGTACCATATAAAGCATAACCAGTATTAGAAACGCCAACAACACCACGTCCAGAACCAGTATATGCAACTAAAGAGTCAGTTGTTGAAGTATTTGTACTGATGAATACTGTATTAGTAACAGTAACATTATTGTTTACAATTAAATCAGTATTAACAAAAGCATTTCCACCAACTGATAATTTATACATTGGTGCGACAGTTCCAACACCAACATTACCATTAGCATAAACACCAAGGAAAGTTACTGAACCATTACCAGCAATAAGTGGATATCCTGTTAATGAAACAAAGTAACCACCAGAACCTTGATTCGATTGACCATAAACACCATTAGCATAAAGTGAAGTACCAACAGCACCATTACCATAAGTGGATACAAATAAACCACCACTGGAACTATTAGAAACACCTTGAACACCAATACCTGAGTTTGCTATACCTTGTGTTGCAATTGCTGAGTTGGTGTAACCAATTACTGAGTTTGTGGAATCGTTGATTGTTCCAACGGCTATCTGACCTCTGATATAAGTATTGCCATTAATAGATAATTTATCAGCAGGAGCAGAATTACCAATACCAATATTACCATTGGCATTTACTCTGAAAAATTCTGTTGTGTTATTACCAGCATATAATGGGTTTGATGAAGTAGAAGTAAAATATCCACCCCAAGAAGTATTAGAAGTACCACAAACACCATAATTGTTGCCAGATTCGCCTTCAATACCACAATTAGTGTTTGAGTATCCATAAACACCAGCATTTGCTATTGAAATACCAACAACACCGTAACCAGTATTTGATGAACCAATAATTGCATTAACTGTTGCAGTAGTGGAACCAGTGAATAAACTACCAAGAACTTCACTATTAGTAACTGTTAGATAATTAAAATAACCATTACCAGTATGTGTTAAAGATGTTGAATTGACTAAAAATTGATTGGCAGATGCATTGCTTATCGCAATAGAAGATAATGCACTAACGGTTCCTTCAACTCTCAAATCCTCATTAGGAGTTGAATTTGCAATACCAATATTGCCATTAGATACAGAATAGAATGTAGTACCAATAGTAAATACGTTTGATACAGCATAAAATGTTGATACGTTAACAGTTCCAGTAAATACAGCATTTCCACTGGATGTGATATTTTTTACTGTAATAGAATTTGAATTAATGTATGTATTGACAGAAGAATTACCAACACTGATATAACTAGCGGCATTTGCATAAACTGTGACAGATTGTGGATTTATTGCAACTGTTCCAGTAGTATTTGTGATTGAAATACCAGTTTGATTTAGACTGGTATTAACGCTATTATTACCAATAATAACTGATGTAGGAGTTACGGATGTATTAAGAGATGAATTGCCAACTACTAATAAACTGTGAATATTGGCAGAAACCAAAATAGTTGTGGAGTTAGAGAAAGTAAACCCTTGATAATTAGAAATTGTTGTTGAAACAGTATTTGAAATACTATTTACTGAACTATTACCAAGAAAAAGTGTTGTTGAGTTCACATAAGAGTTGACACTACTATTACCAATTGCGACATTACCAGAAATTAAAGGATTAGTATAAACATTATCAAAATTTGTATTTATTTTGGTAAATGCCGTACGTAACGGATCACCTGTGCCATCATTGGGAACTGTTCCTGTAGAAATAACTTCGTAAGTCAACCCTTGTCTCCTTTGAACCCTTAATAAGTAGCGTCACAAGTTATGGTAGTTGTATCCGCAAATATTGTAATGTCGTCAGCCGTTAAGAATTTGGTAATTGGTTTTTTGTTTTCCCATAAAATGGCTGTGTTTGAAGTAACACTATCAAATGCTAGATATTCTCCAAAAAGCTCCATACCAGAACTATGGAAAGTATCATAAATTATCTTTTTATATTTATCTAGAGTATTAGCTACTTTAATTTGATACGAATAATCTTGATAAAAATAACTGTCCTGAAGGTATTTATTAGAGTTTAAGAAACCCCTTGTTGTTGACCAATAACCAGGAGAAATACCTATTCCAGACTTTACAATTGTTCCAGTTACCATACTATATGTGTTGTATTTATCTGGAGGTGCTATTGATGTTGAGAATACAGCACCATGACCATTAGCTGATGCCACTCCAATTAGTGGAACATCATAATAATTAGCGCCTGGACTTAATAATGAAACACCAACTACATTACCAAATACATTTGTGGTAATAAATCCATTTGCTTGATTTGTATTAATTCCACCAGATTGACTGGTTCCACCAACAAAAGTTAATTGTTCACCATTTGCATATCCAGAACCAGAAGAAACAATAGTGATTGGTGATAAAATGTTATCAAGATATGCATTGACAATTTCACCCTCAACATAACCTTTACCAGAATTATAAACAACTAATTCACTAACAGTGCTGTTTCCATTATTAGGAATTGCAGTAACAACTGTATTAAAACCAGGAATTGATTTATCTGCAGTATACATAATTGGCTCATATAGAGCAAACTGAGATGTCATCAAACTAGGTGCTATGAAATATTCAGAAATATTTGAATTTGAATTATATTTTGGTGCACCATATAAAATTATAAGACTGCTATTTACTACAGTCTTAATTAGATTATTTTCTTTTGTTGAATCATCATTCGGATCTGATTGAAGAACAATGACATCATTATTTGAATATATTGAAGTGAATGGAGTTGTATTTCCAACAACATAGGGTACTTTATAATAAACAGATACCCCTGTTGAATTGTGTGTTGGGTTTTCAGCAAGAGTTAACTGTGTATTACTATCAACAGAAGTTATTATATGATATTCTTGAATATCTGGTAAAGTATTAATATTTTTTAGACCAATAACATCCCCATTAGAAAAAATACTTTTAAATAAAGTATCTGTTCCAGTAACAAGAAGTGAAGTATTATTATATGAAATTGATCCAGTTGTTAGAACGAAATTATCTGCATTAGAATAATAAATTGTTCCTTGACCGATTGGTTTAGAAACAATTGAAGATCTTATTAATACTTCAGGTGGATATATATAATTATTTCCTGGTTTTACATTTTGTAAACTGAATATAGTTCCAAATGTATTATTAGTATAATATAGTGTTTGATTGATTTGATATTCAGAATTTGCGGAATGATTATATGGGAATCCATATTGAAATGCATTAAATACAACATCTTTATAATTATAGATGATGTCTGTGTTATAAGTTAATCTTCTTGTATATGATAACGGTCCAATATCAAAACTGGCATCATGACCTGAATTATCACCAAATTGTTTATAAAGATAAATGGAAGTATTTGGAGTGTATCCAAATCCTTTTTCAGATAGTATAAATTCCAAAGCACCAGAAGATCTATATGTCTTAGTTACTTTTAGTCTACCACTAGAACCATATGCTATTCTTTCTCCAGTATTTGGATCATTTTCAGCAATTGAAAGAGTATCACCTGGATTAAATCCATTACCACCACTTATAATTTTTAATGTATTTAAAGAACCAATTACTTCTGGAGCATCATATAGTGAATATGTTCCAGTATTTGGATATCTTAATATCTTCTCACCAACAATAAATTCACCACCCTGTGGAGATATGTTAGATATGTAAAGATTAGAAATAATATTTTTATTAATAGGTTCTATATTAAACTTTTCAACAGTGGCAATAGTATTTGATACAGAACCTATGATCTGTTTGCCAACTAAACTACTAAGAAGTGGACTATCAGTTACTTCCAAATATTTTGGCTGTATCCATGTTCCATCTGATGCTTTTAATATATCATATGCAGGAAGATATACATCAATATCTTGATTGTATATCAGTTTAAATAATAATTTATATCCTCTAATGGTTCCTTTAGAACGATATATATCAAGGATATGTTTAAGCAGTAATCGTTTATCAGAAATAATGCTATAAGGAATACCATAAAGATATTTCTTTTGAAAATGTACAAGAAATCCTTCTATTGGAGTATCAATATCTCTATAATCTAATAGATTTCTTGCTTCACTTATAGCTTGGCCTTCTTGTTCCAGCCATTCATAGTATGCTTCTAAAAATAGAATAAAGTTTTCACCTTCAGTTTCATAGAATGAAGGAAACTGACTTTTTATAAAATTCGATATGAATTTTTCTACGTTAAAGCTCATACTAGTTGATCTATAATATTAATTGAAATATCTGGTGGATCTATAAGAAGAATTTTAGTTTTATCAACAATAACATCTTTATTCATTGGAACCATATGAATAGAAATATATTGATTATAATATGATGTTAGTAAATTATTAATAATAACATTACCTGTCATATAATCAATCGTTCCAATTTGACTATTAACCACAACAAATTTTCCATTAATATCAGTAAATACAACAAGATTTCCAACATTATCGTCTCTTATACGACAATTTTCATAAGAATTTCCGTTTGGATCAATATAAGTAAATGATGTTGACGTAATTACTGGTTCATCAGAAAAAGCAACATATGCATTATATCCTATAGTTGGGTCAAAGTCTTCAATATTTGCAGAATTATTAAAACTAAATGTATATGAAGTTGAATAATTAAGAAGTGGTGATAATCTTTTTGTTATATAAACGTCTGTTTGGTTTGAAACAATACTTGGTTCAGAATTATCAATAACATTAACAAATCTACTATATCTAAAATCACTGTTAAAGTGTTCTAAATATGTTGCTGAAAAGTTTTCAATGTTGTTTACAACAATATTTTGAATATCATTTATGAATAGTGAAGTTTTAGTACTATCATATTGAATAGTACTATTAATTGTAAGATAAAGATAATCAGGATTTTGGATAATAATTCTCATTTGAGATTTATCTAAAAGATAATTAATTATTTGGCTTTTTAAATATTCAGGAATAGTAGTTCCACCATATGGTTTAATAGATAATACTACTGCTCCATATTGTTTTGGCTCAACTTGTTGACCACCAAATACGTTAATATCTTCAATATAAGACCCAAACTCAGCAAGAACTAGAGATTTATAATCATCATTAGATACACCACGTTCCTGAGTCGCATACCATCTTGGTGCTCTAAATCTTATTGTTTCTATATCCTCTCCAAGAGAACCAGAAGTAGAGTTTCCTTGAGCAGTTAAAGATGTCACATTTACACGACCACTATTTACAGTATCCAAAGACTGTGAAAGTTGAAAAATTCCAACACCATCAGCCACTGGTCCATTACATATTCTATAACTAGCATTAATGACAGAACCATTTTGTGGTCTTCTACCAAAAGTATTATCACCAAATACTATTTCATAATTGTTGTTCTGTGATGCTTGAATAAAATATACAGTTGAGTTAGCATTTAAACCATAAAGATTAGTAACATGAGAAAATAAAGTATTTGTTTGACTATTATTTTCAATCACATTAATTGTAAGTGAATTTAGATCAACATTAGGATTAGTTAAAATGAATCTTTGATTCTCAATACTATAATCAGTCACAAAAGATTGGCTAGTATAACTTCCTTCATATAATTCCACATTATTAGCATAAAAAGTAGAATTACCAGAAGTATAGACTGCATTAAATGAAGTAACAAATGTATAGGTACCGTTTGAATTGATTCCTGAAAAAATTGTACCTTTTGGAATAGTTAATTTACCATTGGTAATACCAGCGGTCTCAAATATAATATCAACATTTGCTGTTGATGATCTATATGATTCAGGCACGTAATTTAATTCTTTGGCGTGAGAAACAACTGAATCATATTTTTGAGCAGAATCCAAAAACATCTCAGAAGCTACCATATTTAAGTAAAATGAATTCAAAAATGTATTGTATGACATAACATCCAACAGAACATTGATGTTTGAACCATCAAAATTATAATCTTTGAAGGTGTTCTGTGATTTTAAAAATGTAACGAAATTGCTCTTGAGAGTATCAAAATCTAAGGATGTTAGGTCTAGTGAACTATTAGCTGCCATAAGATATTATTGCCTTTTATTTGATTATTGCAGTCATTTATTTATTTAGGTCTTGATTATCTAACCCTGCGCAAGTTTAGTGTTAAATCAATAGGATTTGGATTGTTTATTACATAAAAAAGAACATTTATATTTAAATATTGTTGATCATTCGAAAAAACGACATCAACTGAAATATTGTTTGCTCTTGGCTCATAAAATTTTATTGTATTTTCTATATTTGTCTTGAGAACTGATGTTGTCAAAACATCATTAGGCTCAAAAAGAGACTTACTAACATCAGAACCAATATTAGGTTGATATAACCTTTCTCCAATATTTGTTAAAACAAGATTTTTAATGGCTTGTCTGACAGAATTTTCATTTGTGACTTTAGCCAAAGTGCCACCAACAGGAGAAACAGCAAAAGAATCAAGAAAATCAGAATATATTTCTTTCTTTTTTTGTAATTGAGTTATAGTATCTGCTCTTGAAACTGTCATACGATTACCTTAAATTAAAAAGATTGAATTAAAGTTCCATTTGAACAATAAATATTAGTATTAGATGCTGTAATATCTACATTTGCAGCTGATATAAATTCTATATTTCCACTAGATTGAATATTTATCCCATTTGCTGAAATAGTTATAGAAGAATTTCCAACCATTAAGGTTATAGTAGTATTTGCATTTATTAATATAGTATTAGCGGTTGTACTTACTGTTCCATTACTTCCCATATTTGTATTGGCAACAACAACTCCAGAAGAATTTAATGCAGCAATTGTAGTGCCATTATTTGCTAGATTCAAACTACCAGAACTATTATTAGAAATATATGCTAATGTATGTTTTTCACCTGGATTATCTGTTGCAGCAATAAGATTAATAGGAACTGTCGGAGTTGATGTCTGTGCTAATTGAATACCTGTAGAATTAGAATGACAAACAATATAATATGTATTGTCTGATAATGGAGACACAGGTGTGTCTCCCGCTGGAATTGAATAATATACACGCTGATTTAAAGGGAAATATGTACTTGCATTAGATATCCAAATAGTATTAGAATATACATACATTGTATTGGCAGCAAAAGGTTGAGAATAACCAGCAGGTCCAGATGACATTCCTATAGCACTAACTGTAGAACCACCATTACCAGCGCCAGCAGAACCTCCACCACCGCCACCACCGCCACCGCCTCCTCCTAGACCTCCTAGAATGGACATAATATTTCCAAGCATTCCACCAATGCCTATTCCACCAGGACCAACATTTAGACTAATTCCACCTCCTTGAACTATACCAGAACTAGTTCCTTTTAATATTCCTGTGGATTGTAATAAATTAAGCATAGTTCCACTGGTTAACATATGTTTAATGTCGCCACTTTGTGCTATTTGCATTAAACTTCCCATTGGACCTGTCATTTGAAAAGGCCCAGTTGGAGTATTTCCAGTTATGCCTTGCATTCCAAGAGCTTTCATAGCAATTCCAGCCATACCTTGAACATTAATCATTCCTGGTAAACTAATACCTCTTTTTGCTGTTGCAGGTTGGTTTCGTGATGCACTTACTGTCTGACCAGCAATAATAGAAATTGATTTAGTTGCCTCTTTAAGTATGTTTGATTGTGATAAAATATTAGTATCACTGCTAGAATGAGTGGTAATAGTATCATCTGATTTTGCTAGCATTGATTGTTTGGAATATAATCTTGCTTTTTTATCAGTTTGAGTATCCCAATTTCCTTGAGCATAATGACCAGATTCTCCTTGTACAACACCATAATAGTTTCCACCAGCTGACCAAACTCTATCGCCTTCTGAATGTTCGTGAATATCACCACCAGAACCTTGTTGTTGAGCATGATCATTAAAATGTCCACCATCAGAAGAATGTTCGGATTGACCATTACAATATCTAAACATATTTTCTTTTGCTGCCATTAGATATTGTCCATTCATACCTAATGAAAAATCTTGTGCTACTTCTTGTTGATGACCGCCCCAAGTATTATGTCTTCCTGATCCAATAACTAAATGATCGTGATCAGCTTCAACACTACTTGTTGAACCCTTTGATACTGAATGATATTGTTCTGCAGAAACAACGGTATTTTTTCTTCCGTTTTTATCAACTTCTGTATAAGTTCCACCAGGATGAAAAACTACATGATTTTCTTTATCGGGAGTACTGTCCCAATGTATTTCATGACCTCCTAAAGTCTGTGTGACTTGATTATAAGGATATTCAGGCTCCCTCTCACTTTTGGGTGTTCTTTTCTTTTTATTGTCGTCAGCCATAATTTAAACCCTTAGATAGTTGAATAGAAACCAGTATTGCTACTGGTATTTGAATATGGAATAGTTGCAATTGAAACAACTGTATTACCATTTTTAGTAATTTGTGTTGCCTGAGTTGGTGTTTGTTGTGGTTGTGCTTGATTTCCACCACTGCCACCACTTTTATTCATATTCATCATATTCTGAAAGCCCAATAAATTATTTAATCCAAGACCTGAGTTTTCATTCTTTTGCATCACAGCTTGTTTTGCCAACTGTTTTTTCTTTCTAAGATTAGCACCTTTTTTCTGGTAATTTTGTAAAGTTTTTTGCATTTTACCATTATCTAATACAGATTCCATTAAATGTGATTGTTGTGCCAATTGAATAAGCTGTCCCATCATACCTAATAATTGAGACATGGCATTTCCACCGCCGCCACCTCCACCACCTGCGTTTGGAGTATTCATGTTATTTCCAAGTGCATTTTGTGTTGCTTGAGCAGTAGTCGTATCTCTTAATAGTCCTAGAAGTCTTAGTAAATCTTCGATAGTTAATCTTCCTTCAGCAATCAATAAAAGAAGTTCATCAATTATCGCAACAATACCAGCATTAATTGCATCATCTTGTGGTGTTGCTGCATATGGTCTGTTTGCTGGTCTATCACAAAAAATAATCTGACCATCTAGTTGTTCCCATTCCATGTATCCAGGATATGGATCGGTATCAGTAAAATAAAATATTTGAATAGCTCCTGCAGGAACATTATCAATCGTTCCAACATATTTGCCAGGAAGAGTTACGATATAGTCACCTTCAATAGCAGCAGGAATATAAGTTGTACCAAAAGTTGTGCTAGTAATTTTTATTGACAAATCTGGCATAACATTATTCATCAAATGTATCAAAGAAGTATATAATGCTTCTCTGTCTTGTGATGACATGCCACCAATTACATTACTTGGAGTATTAAATCCTTTTAATTGATTTAATATCTCAGCGGCAGTTAATCCGACTTGTGATGGAGTTACTGGTACATAATTAGCAGGAGTTTGAACATTATTATATGGCGCACCACCACCAGCACCTGTTCCGTTTCCTCCTCCACCAGAACCACTACCCATACCTCCCATCAAACCACCAAGCATACCTGTCATGCCTGATATGGCTGAAATATCAATACCTAATGTTTGACCAACCATTCCTAGAACATTACCAATACCAAGATTACCTGCAATTCCTGAAAACGCACCACCCATTCCCATTCCAGAAAGACCGTTCAATCCTCCCATTCCTGTCATATTTGATACTTGAAGTAATTGCTGAAACATTTGTGGTGCTTGTGGAAGAGCGCCACTTTCATTTCCAGAATCTACGTTTAATATTTTTTTCTGAACAGTGCTGTTATCGCCTTTATCAAGAGAACCAATAGTTTTTAAATCTGACGTTTTTTTAACATACTTAGTTCTTGACTTATCTAATGGGTCTTCTGCATCATCTTGAGCAACATAATCTTTTTTATTATATTTGCTTTTTTGTTTTGGATCTTCTTTTTGTTTGTCAATTGTTTTTTTGGCTTGTGTATTGGATTTTTTCTTTCCTTGTGCCGCTAAAGGTACATCAGAGTGTTTATCATCAATATCGTCTTTTCCACCAGTATTGTCATTTTCATCTTTTAGTTTTCCAGCACGTGCAAATGTACCAAGTATAAGAGGATATTGTTGTGCCTCATCAAGATACACGCCAAATACTCTTGATCCTGTTAACATACCAGTAGGAGAAGATCCCACTCTATTTGTTGCTGCAGATGTAATATTTTGTAAAGGCATACCCCATGGCAAATCATCATCTTTAATATCTTGTTCGTTATCATGACGACCATATACACGTAATTTTACACGTCCAGATTTCCATGGATCGCCATCATGATCTCTTACTTCTGCAATAAAAAAGTCAAAAGGATTCTCTGCCATTAATCTATACCTTTATAACCCTTAGAATATGATGTTTTACCTTTATATGGACCACGTTTTTTTCCTTATTATACTGATTCAGAATATCCGGCTTTTACAAACTCTACTATCATTGTATATGGCCCAGGCACTTCGTTAGGTAAACCAAAAGAATGTCTTAAATTCACAATTAAAACATCTTGTGTAATTTGTTTTGATTCATTACCATCATCAGACTGGCTGCTAATTTCAATTTTAATTACATCACCAACTTTTAAATTAGGATTTCCATGTATTTTCATGGTTCCTCTATCATTTAAAAGTCTTGCCATATAAGCAGCTTTTTTAGATCTCATATCAGCAATTTTAGTTCTATCTTTGTCATTGGCCTTATCAATAATAGTATGTCTCCAAGGCTTCTTATCTTTTTCAACTTGATCCCATTCTGCTTTACGTACTGGAGACTGACCTAAATATTTAAATTCTTGTTCCAAGTCTTTATATTTAATTTCTTTGGATTGCTGTCTTCCCGAAGCAGTACAATATGTACTTTGATTTGTTGCTGATGACCATCTTGGTAGTGTGTTAAAGGTTTGTGGAAGATTCAATTCAATCATGTTCCACATATCATCGCCAGTTGTACTTGACTGATAACCCATTACAGGATTTTGTTTGTATGTCTGTCCTGAACCGCCCTTCTGACTCATCAATTTTTCAAAAGTAACAAATCTAAATTTTTGATCTCCACCGTCATCTCTTGTTTCAAATAAAGTATATGCAGACGATTTATTTTGTCTTGAAACATGTCTATTTTTTAAAAGATCTAATACTTTATGTGGTGGATTGTTATTCCCATTGAATTTTACTTTTGAATCTGTTCCTTCAGAATCAACTTGCTTTTCACTTTTAAAATAATCTTTTACGATATCTTTTACAATTTTATCAGATTGATCGTTCCAACTTTTTGATACAGAAGTTGATTGTGCATTTAATAATTCTGGTGAACACATATGAAAACGATATGTTTTTGCTTTTAATGCACCTTGATGTCTCATGTCAGTATTTTGTAATGTCTTAAATTTAAAGTTTGCAGTATTCTGACCGCCTGGAACTTCAATACTTATTTGAACATCTTCATCACCAGAAAACATATATTTACCAAGAGAATCATCTGGATCAAATACAGTAACATCAGCATATGTATGATGATCAACACAGCTTTCATAAATATTGCAACTCATTATACGAAGATTACCTTGCGTAAGATCAGCTTCTCCTATTTTGAATTGCTGAAAACTATAATCACCAGCTCTTGACATATTACTTTAATAATCCATTTAATAAATTTGACATTTTTTTGGCATATGGTTGATCAAGAACTTGAATTGACTTGTTTGATTCATTTTTTTCAACCTCATAATCAAAATGATATACAGGAGAAAAATATATTTCTTCTTCTGGAAGAAAATTATTGGCATATGAATCAGCCGCAGTAAAATTAATTTTCAAGTTACTTTCATGAGCATACAAAAAACTATTAGAAGTTATGGCAACAGTAGTATTTGCTAAAGTTGTTCCAGAAGTATGCTGTAAATAGACATTTTGTTTTCTTACATAACCATCTTGTTGGTTATTTATGTCGTAATATGGCTCCCAGTAACCTTTATTAGTGGCACTCAAAGCATTATACTGAATAAGAGTTATACGATCTGTGTTATTGACAAAATTAACAACCTGTCCTTTGCCAGTATTAATTCCATCAAAGTTAATATCACAAATTTCGTCTCTGATAAATTGAATATTATTGTTTACTGCATATGCTCTAATATTATTAGTATTAACAATTGTATCAGTTTTTCTTCTTGTGTAACCAATAAGATTACCAGCAACTCCATATTGTTCTTCCCAATAATGATTTAAAGTTGCTGGTAATGAATCGTAATAACTAACAGATATAGAATTTGAAGTTGCCCAATTATTTCTATAGTATTTAACTTTAGATTGAGCCATTTCAATTGAACCATATTTTTTTACTATAAAAGAATAAAATTGATCCTGAGTCAAATACCATTCATAATATGGATCTGTGATCTGATTGGTCATATAAAGTAACCAAGTATAATATTGATCATTATAATAACGATATGCAAATTGATCTGGTCTTTCGTAATGATCCAAATCATATGGATAAAAAACATAAGGATTCTTCAGAGTGTTATCAGTGAAAATAACACGCTCTGTTATATCTTTAGCCTGAGTATTTGCATAAGTAATAGTAGGAAAATTATCGAAATATTTAGTTGACATTTTTATTCCTTACATAAGATCACTACGCATCCATAGATCAATTTCTGTCAAGTGAATCTCTAATTTAACCGCTGCAGGAGCATATGTAGTGGTAAATGCTGGCATACCTGCACCAGTATAATCAACTGTTATATCTTTAATGGCGCAATATTTAAAATCAAACATATAGTCATTTGGATGAAAAGCTGGCTTAACTATATTTGGATAGTCCAATAATACAGAACTAGTTTGTGAAATATCTGGTAACATATTTTGTCTAAATTGTTTTATTATACTGTTTAATTTATCTGACTCTGATGCTGTTCTTGGCATTAAAGTCCAAGAAAATGTAAATTCTTTATAGTTTGGCTGCTTAAATAACATGATGAGAAAAGGATTGATAGTCATTCCTGTTTGAGCACCAGCAACAGTTGCGGCTAAACCAGCTGCAGATTCTCCTGCTTTTACTATTGGTGCTCCAAGGCTATTAATTACAGAATTTACAGCTGGAATTGCTTTAATAGCTGCTTCTGTTGCACCTAATCCCATTGCAGTTAAACTTGTTGGTTCCCAAACAACAGATGGATGATCATTGATTCTATCTGGCATTGGAAGAGCAATTCCTCCTCCAGAAGCACCTCCTGGATTAGCTCCTCCAAATACACTGGATCTTGAGTACTTGCTAAATAAAAAAGTCATATAGAATCCAATATTTCCAATATCTTCTGGAAATGACATGCTTGAACTAGTAGATCCTGGGGGTCTAGGTTGGGCCATAAGTAACCTTTATGATTGTTTATTATTATTTATACAGAATAAGAGAGAAGTTTTTTGAAAGGTCAGTTTTCTCCCCAAAATCCACAAAAATATAATGGTAATCCTTGTAATATAATTTATAGAAGTTCTTGGGAATTGAAAATGTTTATGTTTTTGGACACAGATCCAAGAATATTAAAATGGTCTTCAGAAGAAATTTTTATACCGTATAGATCACCAAAAGATAATAAAATACACAGATATTTTCCTGATATAATTTATACAACCGTTGATAAAAAAACAATAATGGTTGAGATAAAACCTTTCAAACAAACAAACCCACCAAATGCTCCAAAAGATACTAAAGGAAAAAGAAGATATATAACAGAAGTTATGACTTATGGTGTGAATCAAGCAAAATGGGCAGCGGCACAAGAATATTGCGCTGATAGAGGATGGGAATTCAAAATAATAACTGAGAATGAATTAGGTATCAAATATTGATATAAATAATACATCATGATAGGAAATTAAATGGCAGCTTTCAGAGAACTAATAGTAAAAAGATCGGGTCTTGATGCAAGAAAAGACCAGAATAAGTCTATGGATTGGTTTCGTGAGAAAGCTCTTCAGATAAAAAAAGTTAATACTGCAGCTTTAATTGATACTTCAGAGCCATTTAAACGGGTTGTTACTCTTTCAGAAACGTCTATTGGCAAAATGTATATGTTTACTTATGATGCCAAATTAAAACATAAATTGCCTTTTTGGGACGTATACCCTTTAATATTTCCTATAAATTATTATGGTGATTCGTTTCTTGGGATAAATTTACATTATTTATCAATTCATCCAAGAATTGCTTTGCTTGATGCTCTTATGACTGAAACTATAAATAATGATAAAATGAATAAGACAACAAAATTGAAAATTTCATATGAGATTTTAAATGGTTCAGCTCAATTATCAGCATTTAAACCTTGTGTGAAAAAATATTTATTTGATCACGTTAAATCTAATTTTTTGTATATATCTCCTGACGAATGGTGGTTAGCAGCTTCTTTACCAACACAAAGATTCGTTAGTGAGCAAGGTGGAAGATCGCAAACAACAGTCTCTTCAACCAGGGTATGGGATTAATGCCGTTTAATATAGACACATTTAAAAGTTCAGTAGCACAAGAAGGTATTTTAAGAAATAACCGTTTTGATGTTATTATCAATCCTCCTGCAATATTGCAAGGATCTATTATTGTTAATGGTGCTGGTGGTGTATCTACTGGTGATATGTCAAAATTAATTAAATTTCGTGCCGAACAATTTAAGGCTCCTGGTATTACATTAGATACAAAAAATGCATATCGTTATGGCATGGGTCCATATCAAAAGATGCCATATAGTGGTTCGTACACAGACAATTCAATAACATTTCTTTCTGATGGTTATGGAAATATGTGGAACTTTTGGTATCAATGGATTGATTCTATATTTAATTTTGCTGGAAATGATAGTGCATCAGGTTCATCAATTGGTGGATTTAATTCACTACCATCATATCAAATAGAATATAAAGACAAATATGCAACTCAAATGTCTGTTATAATATACAATGAAATGGGCCAATCCGTTCAAACAATTAATATGTATGATGCATATCCAATATCAATAAATGATGTTGAATTAAATTGGGGAACAAAAAATCAACCTTTAAGACTTGTTGTCGGTATTTCATTCAAAGAATTTACCATTGAAAAGTCAACTGTTTCTGGAAATTATAATCCATCAAATGAGACTCCAAGTCAAATATTCAATAATATTGGAAGAAATGCATCTGCAGGGGCAGTAAACGGTGTTCCTGGAACTGCTTTACAATCACAATTATCAACACAAAACTTTTTACAAAGTCAAGGAGTTAATGTTGGTAATCCAAATCCACCAATAGCTAATCCGTAATTAAATAAGTGGAGTATATTATGTTACCTAAAATTCAATATCCTATTAATTCTATTATGATTCCATCAACAAAGAAACCAGCAAGGTTTAGACCTTTTCTTGTTCGTGAAGAGAAAATGCTTTTAATGGCAAAAGAGGCCAATACAGATACTGATATTCTTCAGGCAATCAAACAGGTAGTTAACAATTGTGCTGTGGATGATAAATTTGATATTGATAGACTTACAATTTTTGATCTTGAATATATATTTTTAAAACTTCGTGCAATGTCAGTGGATAATAAAATTAAAGTTACATATAAGGATTATGAAGATAATAAAACATATGATTTTGATATTGATTTAAATGAAATAGAAGTAGAATTTCCTAAAAATAATGACAATAATATTAAAATAACTGATAAGTCTGGTATTCTTCTTAAATATCCTTCGGCAAGTCTATATGATGATAAAGAATTTTTAAATTCAGATAAAGAATATCTTTTTGAATTAATTGTTAGATGTATTGATAAAATTTATGAAAATGAAGATGTTTTTGAGTCTAAAGATTATACTATTAAAGATTTAAGAGATTTTATTGAAAATATTGATGTTAAAACTTTTGATAAAATTAGAGATTTTTTAATTAATTTACCAAAAATTAAACATATTATTAAATATAAGAATTCATTAGATCATGACAGGGAAATTGAGTTAAATTCGTTAAATGATTTTTTTTCGTTGCGCTGACCCATAATACACTAGATAATTATTATTCTACAGTGTTTTCTTTGGTTCAGCATCATAAGTATTCTTTGGATGAAATTGAAAATTTAATACCATTTGAAAGAGATTTATATGTTACTATGTTGGCTAATTATATAAAAGATCAAGAAGAAAAAATAAGAGCAAGACAACAAAGGTAATTAAATGTCAGACGAAAGAAAACAACTTCCTTCTAATATGTTTGTCAATGACGCTATATTTGATATTAAAGCAGCAATCAATGCTGTTGATGTTAGATCTATTTCTGCTCTTAAAGATTTAACAAATGCTTTTAATTCTAATACTAAAAGAATTAATATATTACAAAAAGAAATTGCCTCAACAGAAGAAGATGTAAAAGAATTAAGTGCTGCAGTTGAACACAACACTCAAGAAGTAGATAAAATATCAAACTCACAACAAAGAGTTTTACATGAAATTCAAAATTTAAGTCGTGATTTTGAAGGACAAATTGAAAAATTAGGAACCAATATTGATGGTAAAATAAGTCAACTTCGTGATGGTATCGAAAAAGTTAAAGATGAAGTTTCAAAAAATGCTTCTTCTGGTGGTACAAATATTATTCCTATTATGGGAAGAGGTGGCGCTAAAGCGGCAACTACTGGTGCTGCAGTTGTTGCAAAAGAAGCAACAGTTGCTTCAAAAGCACTTAGTGGAATACCATCTTTGGTTAAAGGTCTTTCAAGAGGAATAGGTGGTCTAATTGCAGGGTTTGCCGCAAATTTAGGTGAACAATATGCCGAAGCTGCTGGTATGCCAAGACTTGGTGCTGCTTTTGGAATCGGTGGAGATGCATTAACTGGTGCTGCAATAGGTGGTCTTCTTGGTAGTATCATTCCTGTTCTTGGAACTGCTGCTGGTGCATGGGCAGGTGGTGCGCTTGGAGGTGCATATGGTGCATATGATAAAGGTGGTCAATTATTGGGTGGAGAACTATCTCCACAAGTTAAGGCTCTTCAAGAACAGGCACAACAAAGACAAGAAGCACATGATAGAGAACAAGAATCTCTTAAACAATTATATAAAGAAAAACCAGAACTAGAAAAGTTTCCTAGAGGTGCAGGAGTTCCACCAGAAGTTATTGCAGAACCTACTTCTGGAGCGCCAGATACAGGAAGAAAATTACAAGGACCATCTATTCCTTATAAGGAATCAAATGCTTTCTTTGATTCTATAATTAAAGCAGAAGGAACTGGTTCCAAAGGTGGTAATCCTTATGATACTTCTCTTGGATATATGAAATCACCAAAGCCATTAACACAAATGACGATGGATGAATCTTTAGCATGGGGAGATCAAATTCGTGTATCTCAGGGATTAAATTCTTCTGCCAAGGGCGCTTTCCAAATTGTTAATACAACTCAACGTGCGGCCATGAGAGCACTTGGTCTTAAAGGAAGCGATCCATTCAACGAAGAAAACCAAAGAAAGATGGCTGCTTGGATTGCACAAAAACAGGGATTAGGTGCTTGGGAAGGGTTTAAATCACATCCAGATCAAAGAGCTATTGCTTCTCAATCAATGGAATCTGGATTACATAATCAAACTGCTTCTGTGGTAGAACAACAAACAACAACAAATCCTGTATCACCATTACCAAATGGTGAACAAAAAAATAATAATGCAGAAGTTACACCAAATGGTCAAATTCCAAAACAAGCAACACGTGATGAAAAAGCCATAACTGGTAAATCATTAGAAGGTGTTAATCCATCTTTGGTTAGTGCCTTTATGCAAGCCGCATCAGAATTCAAACAAAGAACAGGACAAATTGTTAATGTAACATCTGCATTAAGATCAAGAGCAGATCAAGAAAGATTATGGGCAAATAGATTTAGCAATCCAAATCCTGTTGCTCCACCTGGATCAAGTAATCATGAAAAAGGACTAGCAATTGATGTTAGTTCTTCAACTGCCGCAGCAATGGAAAAATCTGGTGTGTTATCAAAATATGGATTAGTTAGACCACATTCAACTGATCCTGTTCATATTGAATTAGCTGGTTCTTCAGGTTCTCAAGATTCAAGTCAATCATCAAAAGGTTCTTCAGCATCATATGGACCACAACAACAAACATTATCATCTCCAATGACACCCCAACAAATACCACAAATGCCACAACAACCAATTCCAATGTCACCAATAGGCGGTATGGGAGGCATGGGTGCAATGGGCATGAATCCAATGAGCATGATGGGAATGATGGGCGGTATGGGTGGTATGG